ATTCGATCCCCACACCATTTTCGCACCTATCTGCCCAACTGCTATGATTATGAAAACCACAATCAGCAATAGGGTACACACTTTCCAGAACTTCTGACCAGTTCGACCAACAATATTTGTTAGTCGGCCCAGTAGCTTCTGAAATAGCGCCAGGACCATGTCTGAACCTCCATTCTGCGGGCCGATAAGGCCCTAGGGTGGTGGTCACGATCCCCGACACAATGTCGAGGTTCGTGAGGAAGATCGACAGCTCGGCCCGGGTTACCGGGTCGTACTGCGCAATCCGCTCTCTTAGCAAAGACGAGCTACCAAAACCTTGGTAGGGCGACTGAGCGACGAGTTCGGAGGGCGTAGAAGCGTTCCAGAAGCTTTCAGGTTCTGGTAGCTGGCTGTCGGTCTCAACAAATTCGACGACTTCGTCTTCGATTTTGCTGAGGCTGCAGGGGTAGACTGTCTTTTTCGCGACAAATAAAATTTGTCGTAGGAAAAAGATAGCTTCCGTACTACAATCTTCCCTCAGAGATCCACACTCGTGAAAAACCAGTAGGTAGAGTCCCCGAAGAAACTTCGGAATCACTACCCTACCAGAAAACCTCTTCGTCAGAGGTAATCCTGATAGATTGTACTGGCCGCCGGCAAGACACCTATCCAAGTGCTTGCCAACAGCTGGGAGGTCTTCGAGATAAACTCGAATTCCTCTTCGCTCCACGAGTGCTTCGAGACGGGTGAGATCTTTCTCAAACTCCGCCCCGAGCGTCGGGAACGTGGCTGCAGCGTCTTGGAAGAGCGCTGCATACACGTTGCTCAGCTCCCTAACATGGCATTTAGACATAACTGGATTATCTCCGGTAAATGTCCCATGCTGTTAGAGTGCTCCTTTCTTCAACCAGAGCTGGAAACCTTCTACCTAACGGCACCCGGTAACGCACCGGGGGCGAACAGCGTTTTGCTGAACGCCGTTAGATATTAGGATTCCCAGCCAAACAACCCCACGAGTAGCGCGTTCGACGACAGGATGATTTTATCAGCCATGGCGTCGGCTAGCGCGACACTCGAGTCACTGGGCAGATGCTCAGTGACGAAGTAGAACTTGCGTTCGTACTCCGGGGTGGCGCCGGCAGCGAAAATGGTCTGCACAACTTCGACGTTGTGCCGATCATAAATCGCCGGTCGTGCCGTAGTTGGACTCGTTCTTGTATGACGAATCCGCACACGGTACTGACTGAGACCGTCGCCCGCTTTGACGAAGTACTCCGAAGAGTACCCGTCCTGGTTGACCAGCTTCAAGGTGATGTCGCCACCAGCTTGAGGCAGAACGAAAGTAGGACCTAACATGGGAGTTACCTCCAATCCTTACTGTGACCCCCGGCTCAGCGCCGGAGGGCAGCTAAGGACAGGAGTATCGACAACTGCCCGCTAGTTAATGCGGGCAGACTAGGCAGAGGAACAGGGACAATAGGATAGGTTGGCCACCTCTCCTTGCGCTGAAAGCGAACATTGTACCAACCCGAAAAGGTTGGCCATGTGTCGCTCCCAGTTGGATCGTAGTCATACGTCGTTCGGGTTTCCGATTGACGCATAACGCAGATCCTGCCCCAGGTCAGCCCTACTGTGTTATTCAACGCGGCGACCATGTCGCCAACATTGGAAAACCAGTCCACAAGCCACGACCAGGGAGTTAACTCCCAGGCCGTTTCAAGGGCGCCATAACTTGTAATGCCAGCTGCGGTTCGACGAGCGAGTTTTTCAAGCTCTCCGTCGTCCGCGTCTGCTAACACGCTGTCTGGAAGTAACTTCCATTCAGCCGTGCCCCACATATTATAGTGGGACACGTTACGGCGATGGGCATAAATGGCAGCGCCCTGAGAATGAATTAACATTCTCAGTAAGCCACTGTCATTTATGTTTTGACCTAGGTTGCACCTAGTCCTCATGGCTTTCTCATCGCGAAGCTTCTTGAACCAGCGCATCCGTTTATTGACGGATAAGCCGAATCTCGCAAGCTTGCGAACGTCGGACAGCATTGGCTTAATGGCAAACCG